TATTAAAACCATTGCAAATAAAAACAAATCATGAAAGCACAGGATAAAGAACTTCACCAACTTTTAAAAAAGTTAGAAATAGATTTCGGATGGTCATTTTACGATGAAAAAGGAGAGCTTCATTGTGAAGACATACAGAAACAATTGATAGGGGATATTTTAAGAGCGTTAAAGCCAGTAGAGCCACAGCGGAAAGGGGCAGAGGATATGCTAAGACCATGTATTGCTTTTACAAATAGACACGGAATTTTTTAATGTGAAAAGAGTTTAGTAATTTTACAAGTTGAATATTCTATAATAGAAATACATAGAATGCCATTTAAGAAAGGAAAACAAAAGACAGGGGGTAAGGTAGCAGGGACTCCAAACAAGGCCACAAGGGACATTAAAGAGGCTTATAGGCAACTTATTGAAAAGAACCTTGATAATCTTACCGGATGGCTCGAAACTATTGCAGAAGAAAACCCTGAGAAGGCAATACGGATACTTTCAGAATTATCAGAGTATGTAGTTCCGAAACTTGCAAGGACTGATATAACATCTGGAGACGAGCCACTAAAACAAAATCTTAATATTATAGTGGACACTTCCGCAACGGCTGACACTCTTAAAAAGTTAAGGGATGGAATCGAAATTAAGTAATGTATTCCAGCGTACAGGAGAAGCGTTTATAAAGGCATTACAAGGAACCGGGCCAACATTAATAATCAATCAGGGCGGGCAAGGATCGAGTAAAACATTCAGCACACTTCAAGTTATTTACAATGGGTTAAAGGGTAGTCAGGAAGAAATGAAGACTACCTTTTGCAGTTATGCACTTCCGCATTTAAAGCAAGGTGTTATATCTGACTTTGATAAAATACTAACTTCGTTTGGTGAAAACATAGGGGCGATAAAATCAGCACCAATGCAGCCAAATTACCACATAGGTAAGTCAGAGATCAATTGTTACGGGGTTGAAGGTAATTTAGCAATGGCACACGGCCCACGTCGTAAGATACTTTTTATTAATGAGTGCAATAGAAAAATATCGTATGAGGTTTTTGATCAGTTATTTTCTCGGTCAGAGATTACGTTTTTAGACTTTAACCCAGATCAGGAATTTTGGTTACACGAGAAAGTGTTACCTCACTTCCCGCATGTACTTATTAAATCTAATTTTTTAGATAATCCTTATTTGCCAACTAATGAGTTGAATAATATCTTAATGAAAAAAGATAAGCCAGGATTTGAGAACTGGTGGAAAGTGTATGGGTTAGGGGAATTGGGAAAATTGGAAGGCGCAATATTTACCAACTGGCGTTATGGAGAGTTTGACACCTCGCTTCCTTCTGGTTTTGGTTTGGACTTTGGATTTAACGATCCAGATGCTATGGTTAAAATAGCAATTGATCATAAACGAAAGTTAATGTTTTGGGATGAAAAGATTTATAAAGAGGGTAATTCCTTTGATCAGTTGCGCCTCATCATGGCCTCGCATTGTAATCGCAACGATGCTATAACAGCAGATTGCGCAGATGCAAGGATGATATCTCAACTAAAAAGATTCTATAACATTATGCCAGTCAATAAAGCAAAGTGGACGGTTGCCGAGGCTTTAAAGATGATGCAGGATTATGAACATATAATAACAGAAACAAGTTATAACTTAGCAAAAGAATTTAATAACTATATTTGGAATGATAAAAAGGCCGGTGTTCCTATTGATGGATTTAACCATTTGATTGATGCCGGACGTTATCGCTTTCAAGAATTAATGAAATCATCAGGAGTACAGACATGGCACACATGAAGTCAATAGATAAATTAACACTACTGGAAATGATTAATAATTTTCAGTTTTATATCGGATTGCCAGACGGCCTATCTCAACTTCCATTACCTCAATACATAAAGATCAAACGTAAGAAATTAACTATCCCAAAAGACCTTAAAGAGTTCACTGATAACATTTGTTACGGGCAAAGATTGTTCTTAATGCGTAAAGAAGAGAATGACTTTGGATCAATCCTCCGGGTCGTGAATGGTTATTATTACCCTTTAGTAACGAGATATGAGATGCATAAATTAATTATTTACAAAGGGAAATATAAATGGGATGAAGATAATGCTTTATTGTTTGGTAAAAATATATTACATTTGTATGTCAAAGATTTATACCCGGTCGCCATGCACTTAACTACTCTTATCGGAGAAATGGCAGAGAGAGAACAAAAGCTCCTTCATAGGGAACCAACCAAAATGGAACTTGCAGCGGGTATAGAGAAACTCAATGTATTCTCTGAATTAACTTCCTTAGACTTCCTTAGAGACACAATGAAATGCACAGTGGCAGAAGTACTACTTACACCGTACAACGAATGCTTGGTGCGGTTTATGTTAGCGAAGGAACAAACAGATTATCAGGAGAGGTACATGAATGAAATGAATAATAAAACTAAAACTAAAACAGTATGAGTCCATTCAATAGTGATTTTACAGAACCGGTAAAATGCACCCATAATTTTACCTTTATTATTGAAACCCCAGAACAACGTAAGGAACTCCAGGAGTTACTAATAACCGATAATACTATTGTCGCGCTTAGTTATGACTGTAAAAGTATTGAACGTGAAGTAATATTAACACGTGAAATAAAATGAAAAAACCATTTAAAATAATTAAAATTACAAACGACGACTCTGGTATATCAGGTATATTAATGATGAAAAATCCTATAACTAAAAAGATGAGGGATCGAATTGTCCGCGAATGGAAACAATCTAATTACTTAATTACCTGTCATGATAACAAGTAAGCTTCGCACAATATTAGCCTCATCCGGTTGTACACTCATTCTTTACGAATCTGATAAGATCGCTAATTTAAAGGTTGATCAGAGCAACCAGAATGACATTATAGGCTTAATCATACAGCCTAATGAAGTCCTGTTAGAAGTTAAAGCAAACGCTATACTCGAACACTTTCCGCCGATTGTGATTGAAGTTATTCAGCAGGTCGAGTTAGAGGGTGCAGCTGATGACAATGAAGTCAAACTGCAAACCCTGTTAGATGTCTGTAAAAAGATAATCCTTTACTTAATTAAAGCCGGTGAATATAAGAAGATTGATAAAATGACCGTCACAAAGATTCAGGAAACTAAATATGATGCTAATGTTATCGGCTGGTCAATGCCTTTAGACTTGTATTATTTGAAAAATGAGAATAAAAACCCATGTTTATGACTAAAAAAGAATTAAATAAACTAAGACGTGAAATCTTTAGTGATAAAAGTATTACAGGAGTTAGTTTTGATCCTAAAAGTGCAATGGAATGGAAACCTACAATTGTATTAAAACGAAGCGTAGTAAAAACATATCAGCCCAAAGATTTTGAAAGCTGGGATAAACTAAATCAATAGTTAATAACGTTTTTACGGGGGTAAGACAAAAATGATAGGCATTGATTTAAAACCAGAATTAACTGAGATGATCAAACTGATAGGAGACAGAAACTCTTACTCAGGAAACAAGATCAGCGACTCTATTATGAAGATGTTCACAGTTGAAATTAGTGAGCTTCATGATGGTATATTAGTTCCGTATTGGCTTGGAGTTTTGGAGAGAGGTAGAGGGCCACGAAAATCAAATACCGATTCAGGACTTTGGAAAAAGATTTACAAATGGATGGAGAAACATAATAAGTTCAAATCAGGAACGGCAGAAGGTAAGATCAGGGAGGCTAAGTCAGTAACATGGTATTTAAACAAATATGGAAACAAACATTTTCGCTCAAAGGTTTATGTTGATGTTTACAACTTAATCCGTAAGCAGACGATTGAGAAGATTGAAAAAAAGTTTAGTGATAAGATTGGACAAATAACAATGGAGGTCATTTAATATGAAAAAACTATTACGATTATTAGTTGCTTGTACAATTTATCATCCGGAATCATATTATCAAATGTCTCTTAAAAGTAAGGGAATTGATTATGAAAATTTGAATCTAAATCAAATCAGTGTCTGGGTGTCAACTTGTAAATTAATTGAAGCTGATCTATTAATTGAATTAGCATTTACACTAAATAAGGTAAAGCTAAACGAGGTAGATATAGAATTTGCAAAACCAAAAAACAAATGATAACGCTTATTTCAACTCCTGAATATTATGATTCCGTAAGCCCCCCGAATATTTCGCGATGGGTTGCAACTGAGTCAGAGAATAATTTCCGGTTATTCAGGCACGACTTTAATATTGTAACAGCTTCAAATAATGCTGGCAAACTTCGTTTAACAGTAGCTGCCGGGACTTACTCAGGTACTACTGGCGATATTGTCTCTGTTTTTAATAAGACCTTAAACGCAATGTATGTAGGTACTACGCTTGCAGGAACAGGAACAACGACAATAGAGACAGATATTCCTTACATTGCAGGATTCGCACCCGGGGACGTTGCACTCGATCCTACTCGTACAATCACCTACTTAAACGATCATACATTATTCGGAGGTTATTACTTTGAAGGCCGGTTAACGATTAACGGAATACTTGAA